GAAAGGTGACCAAAGAGCTGGAGAAAAAAGTTCTAGCTAAAGAAATAAATCATGGGGGACATAAAGTGTTAAGATGGTGTTGCTCTAATGTTGCAATAAAGTCAGACCCAGCTGGGAATATAAAAATGGATAAAAGCAAGTCAACTGAAAAGATTGACCTTATGGTTTCTCTAGTAATGGCTTTGGGTTCTTATTTAAATGATGACTCTGATGACTCTGCTTATGATGATAGGGGTATTTTATGGCTTTGACTTTCCCCCTTTTCGTTATCTTTGTAGTATAATTGCAATTTAACTTATGGGTCTATTTGATTTTTTACGCTCTGAAAAGCGTAATAATAACTATCTAAATGCCATGTTTGGCAATCTAGGAAACAAAAACACAAGGGGGGTTAGTAAGGAATCTTCATTAACTTTCTCTGCTGTTTATTCATGTGTACGTCTAATAAGCGAATCAATCGCTTCACTTCCTATAAAAGTCTATCGTATTGAAGAGGACCAAGATAAGATAACTGATGTATCCCATCCAATTTACAAGCTAATAGCTCAAAACCCTAATAAGTTAATGACTACTTACACATTCCTAGATGTGTTGATGAATAATCTTTTATTAGATGGTAATAGTTATTTTTATATCGAAAGAGATGCAAACGCTAGACCCATCCAACTAATACCAGTTGACCACAATGATGTTAAGGTAGTTAGATATGATGATGAAGTTTATTACGATATAAAAGACCATGAGGTCGGAGTAATGGCTCAAGACATGCTTCACTTTTTTAATCTATCTTTTAATGGCATTGAAGGAGTGAGCGTAATAAAAGCTCAACAGTCTACAATCGGAACTAGTTTAGCTTCTAATGATACTGCTAATTCTTACTTTCAAAACTCTTCTCAAATTGGTGGAGTCATTAAGCATCCTGGAAAGTTATCTAAAGAAGCAGTTGAAAGATTAAAAAATAGCTGGAATACACAATACAATGGAAGCTTTGTTAGTGGTAAAACTGCAATCCTTGAGGAGGGTATGACATTTGAGCAAAGTAAAATTAATGCCAATGACTATCAACTTTTAGAGTCAAGAAGATTTCAAATAGAAGAAATTGCTAGAATTTTCAAATGCCCCTTAAGTTTGATCGGTCATCTCGAACAGTCGGCTAATTACAATTCAATAGAAGCTTTAAGTATTGACTTCGTTAGATTTACGCTAACTCCTTATTTAGTTTGTATTGAGCAAGAACTTAATAGAAAGCTATTTAGAAATAATGAGTTAGACGAATACTCAATTAAGATAGATGTTAATGGATTATTAAGAGGGGATAGTAATGCTAGAGCTTCTTATTATAGAGAGATGATGCAAATCGGAGCTTTATCAATTAATGAGGTTCGTAGAATGGAAGACATGAATAGGATTGGAGATGAAGGGGATGTTCACTATTTCCCTTTGAATTTTGCTCCAATCGGTAAAACTAGCGAGGATGACTAACTTTCCAAATAAAGGAGATGACAAAAAAATCTCTTTGAGGAATAGTGAAGAACCTCAATTTGATTATGATTTTGCTTTAAATGTAAAAGAGCAAACTCCAGAAATTTGGGGTGCTGGTGGCAATATAAGAGGCAATGAAGCTTTTATGCTTTGGGGTCGTGCTAAAGATGGTCAAGATACTGAAGCGATAAGAGAGTGGATCAAAGAAAGAGAATCATGGGCAAAGAGGCACTTTGAAGATGGTAAACAATTTGAAGGAGATACCGAACCAAATCTTTCTAATGTTGGTGGTGTAGTAGCTCAAATGAAATGGGGAGTCATTGGAACTTTAGGAGAGCAAGGAATGAAAGATGTTATTCTTGAACTAACAAAAAAGCTAGAGGGCAAAAAAGAAAAGAAAGTTTTAAATGAAACTGTTATCAAAGCTCTTGAGAATAAAGTAGAAGAACACAATGAAGAGGTTAAAGACCTTGATGTGAAATGGAACGCAAGGGTAACTTTGAAAACTTTAGAAGAGGTTATGGAGCGTGGAATTGGTGCTTTCAAATCTGACCCCAGCTCGGTTAGACCAAACGTATCCAGTCCAGAGCAGTGGGGATATTCAAGAGTAAATTCATTTCTTTTTGCTTTAAGAAAAGGAAGGTTTCAAGGCGGTAAACATGACACCGATTTACTCCCTAAAGAGCATCCAGTAAGATTAGAAATGGAAGAAAAAAATTTAGATATTATGAAAAAGCATGAATTAAGACACATTCAAAAGATTGAAGAAACTGATGATTCAATCATTATTTATTATGGAAAGAATGTGGATGACGTTGAGATGATTGACGAACAAGAAAAAGAGATGGATGAAGCAGACCACTATCCTAGCCATGAAGAAGAAGAAAAAACTGAAATAAGAACCAATCCTAATCAAGAGGTTAGAACCTTTGACATTCAAGATTTAGAGTTAAGAATGGATGGAGATAAGCCAACAGTTGTAGGATATGGAGCAGTCTTCAATTCAGAGTCAAATGATTTGGGAGGATTTAGAGAGTACATTGCTCCTGGTGCTTTTGATGGTAGATTAGAAGATGACGTTAGATTTTTAGTTAATCATGATGCTAATTTAATTCTAGCAAGAACTACGAATGGAACATTAAGACTTTCAGTAGATGAAAAGGGTTTAAGATATGAGGCGGATATGCCTAATACTTCAACCGCTAGAGATTTAATGGAGCTTTTAAAGAATGGAACTATAAGCCAGTCTAGCTTTGCATTTACTGTTGAAGATGACTCTTGGGAGTTAAAAGATGGAATGAACATTAGAACCATTAATAAGGTATCTCAATTATATGATGTAAGCTCGGTTACTTATCCAGCTTATAATGCTGCAAGTAGCTCCGTAGCTTTGCGCTCTATGGAAGAGTGGAAAGAAAAAGAACAAACTAAAAAGCTAGAAGAGAATTTAGATAAAGAAAAAATAGAGGGTAAAAAAGAAGAACAAGATTTAATAAATCGCTCCCTACATAAAATGCGTTTGCAAATCTTGAAAAATAAATATTAATAATAATTTTTCTATAAATGAAAACATCAAAACTTTACAAAGAGGAAAGAGCTGAAGTTATCGAGAAAATGGAAGGTCTAGTAGCATCTGCTGAAGGACGTGATATGAGTGATGACGAAAAAAGCAACTTTGACTCTTTAAACGAAAAAGTAGAGGAGTTGAATAAAATGTCAGTAAGAGCTGAATCATTTGAAAAACTACAAGCTACAAAAGCTATTAAAGAAGTTACTGAAAACACTCCAAAAGAAATTAGAGAGTATTCTTTCCAAGATGCAATGCATCAAGCTGCAACTGGTCGCTTGAGTGGATTAGTAAAAGAAATGGACCAAGAAGCACGTAACGAAGCACGTTTTACTGGACAGTCTTTTAAAGGTATTGCAATTCCTTCTTCAGTTCTAACAAGAGCTGCGGTAGCAACTTCAGCTGGAAATGCTACTGAAGTAATGGCATGGACTGACCAACTTGAAGCAAATTTAGTTCTAGCTTCTGCTGGAGCAAATTTTTACTCGGGTGTCGAGAACCAAAAATTCCCAGTATTTAGCTCAATCAATTCTGGATTCGTTGCTGAAACTGGTGGGACTGCTCCAGATGCTAATGGTACTGCTACAAGCTTAACTTTATCTCCAAAGAAGTTAATCTCTATCGTAAACGTATCTGCTGAAGCTATCGCTCAAAACGCTTCTATTGAAGCTGCATTGAGAAGAAATATGGCACAATCAGTAGCTTCTACTTTAGAACTTGCTTTATTAGGCGATTCTGATATTGCTAATGCTCCAACTTCTATCTTCTTGGATGCTGCTACTCAAACAGTAGCTGGTGCTGCTCCAACTATTGCAGAGCTTTTAAATATGGAAGCTACTCTTTTAGGTAATGGAGTTAATTTGCAAGGTGCTAGAATGGCATGGTTATTAGATTCTGGAGCTTTATCTGAAGCTAAACAACTTGCTCAAGTTTCTTCAGTATCTCCAGCTTATGATAACATTGATAAGTCTTTCTTGGGTTACTTTGCTTTTGCTTCTTCTAATGTTGGAGGTGGCTCTGGTTCAGGTACAAACTACATGTTACTTGATGCTAGTAAAGTACACATTTGCCAGTTTGGCGGTTTAGATGTCATCTACGATATATATAGTGGAGCTGGAACAGGCGAGCCAAGATATGTATTAACTTCATTAGTTGATGGCGACATGGTTCAAAACTCAACTGCTGCGGTTAAAATAGATAATGCATAATTTTATTTAATTGGAGGGGGTTAATCCCCCCTCTATTTTTTTATTTGAAATGATAAGAAACTTATACGACTATAACTATTTGCCTTATGGTAAGCTTTCTCTTGTAACTGCTCCGACATCAACCGCAGTAAGTATAACTGAAGCTAAAACTCATTTAAGGTTGGATTCTGATTTTACTGCTGACGATACTTATATCTCAACATTAATTGATGTTGCTACTAATATGGTCGAGGAGTTTACTAGAACCAGAGTAATGGCGCAAACGGTGCTAATTAGCTTTGATCAATTTTATGATGTAATGAATCTCCAATTAGGAGGTGCTACTTCGATAACTCATGTAAAATACTTCGACACTAATAACGTAGAACAAACTTTAAGTGCTACTGAATACGCAGTCGATTTAAAAAATAAACCAGCTTTATTATATGAAGCTGAAGATGGTAATTATCCCGATACCTACGAAAAACCAAATGCAGTAAAAATAACTTTTGTAGTTGGCGAAGCTAGTGCTGATGATGTAGTTGCTGCAATCAAACATGCAATTTTAATCATAGTAGGTCGATACTACGAAAACCGTCAAGATGTAATAGTAGGAAGTCAAGTAAATACTGTTCCATTGATGGTTGAAAGATTATTAACTCCTTATAGAGCTTACGACTTTTAATGATATTTGGAAAACTAGATACAAGATTAACGCTATACAAGCAAACATTTACATCTAACTCCTATGGGGAGAGGGTAGTAAGTGCGCAATCTATTGCTTATATCTATGCTGATTTTGATTATAAATCTGGAGGCACTAAATATGAAGCGGACTTTTTAGAAAATACGGAGGTCATTCAAGCAATGATTAGATACAGAACTAACATAGGAGCTTCTAATGAATATATTTTACAAAATGGCTCTAACTATTATAGTATTAAAAGCGTAAGGGAAATAGGTCGAAAAGACTACATGATGCTAACGCTAGAGCTCAAAGACGTTGCTGATATAAACATATTCAACAACATATACTCTTTAGAATTTGATGGTGTTGATGACCAATTATTAACTAATGCTAATGGAACACTAGCAGACACTACATATACATTTTGGGCAAAAGCTTCTGCTGGTGGTGGTGGCAAAGGTGTGCTAGGGCATGGCTCTAATACTACTGGAGCATTTAACTTAACTTGGGGTGGTGGCACTAATGCTCTACTATTTATGGCATCAAATGTTAATAGACAATGGGATTTAACTGGAGTTGTAGATGGTACGTGGAAGCATTACGCTTTAGTATTAGATGCTTCAGATATAACTGAATGCAAATTATACGTTAATGGCTCTGAAGCTACCGTAGCGAGTACAACTGCAAATGATACATTTAACACTTGGTCAACCGCTTTAAGAATTGGAACAGATACTGGAACTAGATTTTTTCCAGGTAATATAGATGAATTTGCTTGGTTTAATACAAAGCTAACAAGTACACAAATAGCTTCCATTTATAATAGTGGAACGGTAAAGAATCTTATCAATGAAGATAACATCAAAGGATATTGGAGAATGGGAGATGGTTCAAGCTTTCCAATTATCATAGATCAAATTGGTTCTAATGATGGAACAATGACTAACATGAGTGCTAATGATATTGTAATTAATACTCCATGATATACACAATAGTTAACATAGCAAACATAGACATAATAGATTTTAGTCAAGTGCTAGAGTCTAAAGACCATTTAAGATATAATTTAGATGGTAATGAATTTATTGTAAAGTTTGAAGGAGAAACACCTAGCTTTTTAGATGGCTATACTCTATACAATAAAAACGAAATAAAAGCATTTATTAACGATCCAGCCAATGGTTGGACTGATGTACTATTTTAATGGATATTTCTATAAAAATAGATGAGCAAGAACTTAAAAAAATTCAAAAGGATTTAGATAAGCTTTTCCCAGATTCTGATACGAAGTTAAGAAATACTTTAAGAAGCGCATTAAGAAAATCTGCTGGTCCATTAAGAACTTTATTAAGAAGTAAAGTTGATAAAATCAAACCAACTGGAAAAATAAAAAGTAAAAAAACTGGACAGTTAAAGAGGTCTATTGCTATAATAAATGGCAAAACTAAAGGCGGTAATAAACCAAGCGTTTATATAGGACCAAGAGTCAAAGGTTCCTATGCTGAAGATGATAGGACTGGTTTCTATTTCTACTTTCATGAATACGGTTTTAATGGAAAACCTGGAATGAGAATGCTAGACTCTACTGCTCAAGAAAAAGGAGCGCAAGTTTTGAATGATGTGATAAGTAAACTTAAAGTTATAATAGACAAAAGGTTTAGTAAATAATGAATATAGGTAAAGCAATATATAGCATTTTGAGTAATGATAGCTCGGTTAGTTCTTTAGTAGGTACTAGAATCTTTCCTAGTAGATATATAGATGAATCTGGAAAGTATCAGCTTCCATTTATATCTTACCAAGTAGTTTCAGTAGAACCAAATAACACAAAGAACGGGGTAAGCACTTATGACTACACTACTGCTCAAATTAACATAGTAGGCAATAGTTATAATGATGTAATAACTTTAGCTCAAAATGTTAGAACCGCTTTAGACTATACAAGTGGAACTTATGAGGGTGTAGTAGTAGACAAGATATTTTTTGAAAATAGTGTTGAGGTCTTTGATGAAAACGCTGGTAGCGTTGGACTTTATCAAATCTCTCAAGATTATAGATTAAACATAAATAGATAGATATGTATAAGATAAAACTTAAAAAGGATTATAGCTTCAGAGGAGTCGATTATAAAAAAGGCGAATCTTACGAAGTAAGTATAAAGGTATTTAGAGTCTTAAAATCTCAAGGGGTTTTAGACACTAAAAAGAAATCTAAAAAAGAGGATACTCTTGAAGATTTAGATAATTAATATATTAATTTTTAAAATAATAAACAATGGCAATTTTTAACGGAACAGACCTAGTATTAAAGGTTCAAGCTGCTGCTGGTTCTGCTGATGAGTTTGTTATATTACATTCAACTAGCTGTACTATTGACATAGCTATGGATACGATTGACATCTCAACAAAAGACTCTGCTGGTAACAGAGAAATAATCGGTGGACAAAAAAGCTTTACTTTAAGTGCTGACGGTCTTATGGATTTTACAAGTAAAGCAACATCTACTGACCCAGATGAAATCTTTACTAATTTAGATAATAGAACTGCAGTAACTTTTACTTTTGCTCTAGCTACTCCAGCTGGGTATAAATATACAGGAAGCGGTTTCTTTACTTCAATAAGCATTTCAGGTGGTGTAGAAGATGCTCCCGTATTTAGTGTAAGTATAGATGGAACTGGAGATCTAGTTCAAACAGCAATCTAATAATCTATTTTTGTTGGCGGGGTTGTACTTCGGTGCGCCTCGCTAACTTAATTAAACCAACAAAAAAAATGTACGAAATAGTAGTAATAAATAAAAACGATTATCCAGTAAGATTTGGAATGAACTCATTAAGATTGTTCTGCAAAGATACTGGAAGAACTTTACAAGATTTGGATAAGCTCGGACAAGATATGAGTTTAGATGATGCTTGTTATTTGATTCTAAATGGAATCAAAGACGGTTGTAGAGTTAGTGGTAAAGAATGTTCTTTAGATATTGACCAAGTTGCTGATTTGCTTGATGAAGATTTTGAAGCACTAAACAAAGTGTTAGAAGTTTTTAGTGAGCAGTTCTCTGCTAGATTCTCGGAGGAGGATAAAGTGGGAAACGTGAAAGCTCCGAAAGGAGCGAAAGCAAAGAAGTAACATGGAACGACTTGGAAGCGGTCGCTTATGGTTTAGACTTGCTTCCTAAAGACTTTTGGGACTTAACATTCCATGAGTTCTTTTGCATACAAAAGGGGCGCAATGATAGACTAGAGATGGCAATGCGTACCGAATGGGAAAGGACCAGATGGTTAGCGTGTGTATTATTGCAACCGCATACAAAAAAGAATAGCAATCTAACTCCTCAAAAATTAGTGAGGTTTGAATGGGAGAAAAAGGTTGAGAAGATAGATAAAGAAGAAAGAAAAAAGAGAGCAGA